ATTGCTCCATTGTTTGATTTGATTGCTCCATTGTTTGATTTGATTGCTCCATTGTTTGATTTGATTGCTCCATTGTTTGATTTGATTGCTCCATTGTTTTTGTGTAATACTTATATTCTGTCAAATATAAGTATATCAATTTTCTACCATTTTGATTTTTTCACGGTAATGGTCTGCCCCGTTTTCTTTTTCGATTTGCTGGGGTCAAATGCCTCGTCTTCATCGTCCGAACCCAGTGATTTCGATATATCCCAGAATTCTTTCGAACCCAGTTTGAAGTCGGGACGGGGTTCGGCCTTGTACCAGAAAACCTGGTCCTGCAGTTTGTTCGATTTCGCATTGTTGTTGATGACCATGCATTCGTAGTTTTCCGTGGTCTGGTCCATGACGGCACAAAACGATTCCAATGTAGGAAACATGGACGCGTAGTTTTCCCATATACGTTTTCGATTGCCCAGTGTAGGTTCTCGCAATATAAAAACATAATCGATGTTCGTGCGGAGATTCGGTGGAATACCGAGTGGATATTGCATGGTAATCACCAACATCAGCTTCCAGTGACGACCGTTCATAAAAAGCAACCGCATCATTTTATCACGCGTCCATGACTGGTCATACAAACAATCATCTAATATCACAAATGCGCGGGGGTCAATGGTAGTGCGGCGATACGTGTCCATCTCTTTTTGCACCTGCTTCAACACGGCACGCTGACGTTTCAAGACGTTCTCAATAATCACCGTATTATACTCTTCGTGAATAAACAATTTAGGAACCAGGGCGCCGTAAAAACCGTTACCGGCTTCTGTTCCCGAAATGACTGTGCCGATGGGAATATCCTGGTGATGATAGAGCAAATCTCGCACCAAATACGACTTACCCGTATCACGGCGCCCAATCATGACAATCACAGGCCCCTTGTTCTCATCTGGCTTGAATGTAATGGCTTTCATATCGAATTTACGAAGTTCTAACGACATGTTCTCCTAAATTTAGACTATGTGTAGATAATTTTAGTCATAGAGGTGACGTATAACAAAATATACAACTAGTATATAGATGAAACATTACGTTATTGGATTATTACTAGTAGTATTGATAATTGCCTTAGTTCTAGGCATGACTCTCTCGGGTCGTGCTGTGCAAGAAGGTATTGTTACAGATAGATTAACCTCCGTTATCACCATTCTAAAAATGTCGAGTGTTTCACCAGAACAACAATTTGATATGATAAAGGCTATTGGTATTGGCGACTCCAAGTATGCAAACACTATCAATAATAAATCGCTTTCAAAATCCCAGGCCATTGATAAGTTGATAAAAATACTAAAAGACGACGGTGTAAATGTATAAGCACAAGGCAAGTCTTCATTAGTTCAAACGTCACTGTTTTTATGTTTAGGAATAAATATACAAACAATGGAAAGAGATTTAGGAAAAATCAAAATCGACTATCAAGAACGAGACCTATTGGATATTTCGGACTTTAATAGTCAATATACCTATTCGATGATAGAGAACCATCATGACTATCAACCCTATTCCATGAATAGCCTACAAAGCTACAATCCGATTTATGCGAAACTCTTTGATATCAACCAGTCCGGACCCCCAGTCGTTTTGCAACATAAATATCACATCCATAGTCTTCATTCGGTAGTCGATACGAGAACCGGCGAAATTGTCGAAACCCCCATATTTGTCAAATTTTCACCATTGTTAGACCCCATCAAATACATGATTGGTAAATATCCAGTGCAAGACGATATCATACGCACACTACCTTCTCCTTCGGAATCATCCACCTTTCCGAAATTAGCAGATGAGAACAATGCTTCGTATATTGACGGGTTTTTCAGTTTTTTAAGTAGTCAATTGTTAGAACATCACGGATTCTTACATGGCATTGATTACTATGGTTCCTATTTAGGCGTGCAAGACAAATTCAAAATGAATGCGAGCGACGACATTGAATATTTATACACGTCGGATTACTTCAATCGCAATGTAGGCAAACATTTTTTCATTTCGGATGACGTGCGACAACATATAAGTGAAGGATTCGGTTCGCGCGCCAATAAAAACAAACTCACGATTCAATCGGAGGATGTAGGTATCGATTTAGCTATCGAAGATTTAGGCGTGGAAGAAATCGCTGGCGAAGATATAGTTGCCGAAGAAAATGAGATGGTCTATGAAAAATCTTCCAATAGCACACAATCTTCGACGGATTCTTCTAACAATAGCGAAATCAATTACAGCAGTTCTGAGTCCGAAAGCGATGCATCTGAGTCCGAAAGCGATGCATCTGATTCACAAAGTGATGCATCCGAGTCATCCATGCCTTCCTCGGAATGCGAAGATATCTACGCCTTTCTTCCTAAATTCCCCGTGCAAATGATTTGTCTTGAAAAATGCACCGGAACATTTGACCACTTATTAGAAAAGGGTGTGATAAATGATTGTGAAGGGGCTAGCGCCCTTTTCCAAATCGTCATGACGCTTCTCGTGTATCAACGCGCCTTTTCATTCACCCATAACGACTTGCATACGAACAACATCATGTATATCAACACCGACATTGAACATTTGTATTACATGTGGGAGAACCGCGTCTATCGTGTTCCCACCTACGGCAAAATCTACAAAATCATTGATTTCGGTCGCAGTATTTATCGTTATGGTGGGAAAATATTTTGCAGTGACAGCTTTGCATCGGGAGGTGATGCCGCCACGCAATACAATTGCGAACCCTATTTGAACGAGAACCGTCCGCGACTGGACCCGAACCCCGCATTCGATTTGTGCCGCCTCGGGTGCTCCATGTATGATTTCTTGATTGAAGACGAGTGCGAATCGGACATGGACGATTACCAGAAAACGGTGGCGCGCTGGTGCAAAGACGACGACGGACGCAATGTATTATACAAACGCAACGGCGAAGAGCGCTATCCGAATTTCAAGCTGTATAAAATGATTGCCCGCATTGTGCATCATCACACGCCACAAGAACAGCTAAAAATGCCCTTTTTCGCGCAATTTTTAATGACCGAAGCTGAGCGCAGCCGATTTGTCCTAGTGGATGGCCAACCTGGAATGATGGATATTGACGCCATACCTAGTTATGTGTGATTTTGTGTTATAGAATCATAACTATAACACAAACTATTACACCTTTGCACAATTAAATCGCCCATTCTGGGACGATTTACCAGTGCAAAGGCAACGTTACCATGCGCATATTACACCTTTGGACATTATTAACCGCACACGCAAAGCGTGGCGGTTAGTGTTCAAAGGCAACGTTACCGATAAATCAATTAAGACGCCTGCCCAACAGGGCAAAGCGTGCGAACTTAAATGTCCATCGGTGTAAATGCGCAAAGGTGTAAAATTATTTGCGAACATATTGTCCTTGTAAGAGTGCGTCGAAATCGTAGCCCTCCTGAATACAATGACTCCAGGTAAATGTGTCATAGATGTATTTCATGGAGTATGCGGGGTTCTGTGGATTCGTGCCGTCGTGGACGTCTTTGTTCGTGGGGCCGACATACGTATATCGGTCATTGTTCGGTGCATCGAGCATCTGGTCGTCTTCGTAATGGCCGTAGCAACACGTATCCCAGTTGCCGAAGGCTTGCTCGTCTTCGTCGTAGCAGACGGCCTTGTTGCATACGTATTCGGTGACGGGGTCGGTGGGCCACGTGCTCGACTCGGTGAATCCGCCCGCCATCAATTTCGCCTGGAAAACGCGTTCGAGGGTGGGGTGGATGGGCCAGAAAGAGGGGTCGGCCGGCGACGCGGATTCTAAATGGTCGCCGGCATAAATTTTGCTGCCGTCGCCGCCACAAATAAATTCGGTCCATGCGTCCCATCCCTCGTCGGGCATTTCGCCATAAGGCGGGATAGCCTCGATACCCGAATTCATGATACTGTGCTGGAGCATTTCGAGGAGGGTGGATTTGCGGTCCTCATTGCATACATAGATACAGGTGGACTCGACAGTGTCGGCAGTACATTCGCTCTGGGGCAACAAAATGTCGGACCGGTAGAATTCCTTCATGTAGAAAATCCAGTTTTGACAAATATTGAGCTGGCCATCCACACCGTTGATGTAGCCGGCCTCCCTCATACCATTGAGAGTATCGCAGCCGAAAGAACCACCTATGACACCATGTGTCGAGGCATGTGCCGCATAGGGGATTTCCTGCAAAAAATCGGCTAAATCCGTATATCCTAAGAGGTCGTAATGGGATTTGCAGGTGGGGAAGGTTTTGTCAGTGGCCGTGTATCGGGTGATATAGGTGGATGGATTGATGTTCCAGGGGGCGCGCATGTAACCGTAGGCATACATCAGGTCGTCGAATTTCGTATTGGCGGCGATTTTGAAATTCGCCCATTTGCCATCAGGGATTTTGCCGTCGTCTAAACTGTTCGATTCATACAACCATCCCCAGGTCATGTTGTTGGGGAGCGGCAGCGACCCGAACGTGTTTTCGGTGAAAAGTGGCGATTCATAGGTCTTGATACCGTCCGCCGTCTCGATGGTGTAATCCCAGTAAGGTAAGGTCGTCGATGGGTCGACGGATTGCATCGCCGCTTCGAAAATATTCGTCATTTTCACGTGTTGTGCTAAAAATCCATTGCCTTCGTGAATGTGGTCCGAATGTATCCATGCCGCGTTGAAATAGTGGAAATCGAGTAAATACGAGTAACTGTGGAAATTTTCGCCGTAGGTGTGTCGACCAGCCTCTTCGTCGTATTCCCAGAGTTTCCACATGGCCTCGATGGTGGCATCGCGGTCGGCCACGGTCAATGTCCGGAATTCTCGGCGGACATACATACATAACAGTGTGCCAGTGGATTGTTGCGCATTTTGTGTTATAGTCATTGTATATTGGTCCTCGTGGGGTGTGCAGGCGAGGGTGAAGGGGGTGGTTTGTGTGTTGCCTGTGATGCAGTCCTGTGCGCCGGTCGCTGAACAAATGGTGTAGGTGGCTGATGTGGTTGCGTCAGCATTGATGAGATGGACCCACATGGTGGCATGGGGTTCTACGATGCCGGCGTGGGTCGTCAAAAAATTGTATTGGTAGAGGTCGGAGGTGTCGGGGAGGAAAAAGTCGAGGGGGTCGTATCCTTCACGTTTCGTAGTGAAGGATATGGTGTGTTGTGCAAATAGGTTCGCGTAGATGGGTTCAGAGGACTTGACGGTTATCACGGTAAACATCGTCGCTATGGCGAGAGATAGGGTGACGATGAATATCATTGCATATGACGGTGATTTAGGTGGCGGGGGGTCGATTTCTTCGTATTTATGTTTGATGTCAAAGAGCGGCATGCAGTTAGTATAGATTGAGATTTTATGTTTATGTGATTTCGAATATATTGATTTGGCGGGGGATTTAGGAAAACATAGATACATATTTCCCAAAATACCTGGCGGGTTTTTGTTTCAAGGGGATTTAGGAAAACATAGATGCCTGTTTCTCCCTACCTGGCGGGTTTTGTTTCAGGGGATTTAGGAAAAACATAGATGCATGTTCCTCCTCCATGGGATTACCTGGCGGGTTTTTGTTTCAGGAGGATTTAGGAAAAACATAGATACCTATTTCCCAAAATACCTGGCGGGTTTTTGTTTCA